CGAAGGTACCTGAAGAAATCGCGAAGCAAAGACAAGCGTATATGACTGACCGTCATAAACAAAGAGACGAAGCTGTAAGAAACGATTTAATGAAGGAGCAGGATAGTAGAATGCCGATCAATGTTGAAAGGCAATCTCGTGTAACCTTCGGTGGTACTAAGAAATAATTTTTTAACTATTTCTAAATCACTGGATTAAATTAAACCGTACCTGTCCGTAGGATAGGTGCATATGGAGAAACAACTATGGCAAATAAAAACACTCAAGGTTTTGGTTTGATTGCTGCAGGAACGCTTGGTTCAACACCAGCGACTTCTGGTCAGGGCAAATACAAAATCGATGCGGGTTATGCAACTACCATTTTTAATGGTGGTGCTGTTGCTTCTGCTGCTGGTTACATCGTTGAAGGACAAGGAACTGCGACTCCTATCCTAGGCGTACTTAACGGAATATTCTACAACGCGGCTACAACTTTAAAGCCGACGTTTGCGAATCATTACGTTCAAGTAACACCAGCAAACTCAGAAGATATCGATGCATTTGTATTCGATAACCCACAACAACAATATGTAGTAGCAACTGATGATGCAGTAGCACAAGCTGGATATTTAGAAACGTATGATATGAATGTATCTGCTGGTAGTACAACTACTGGTAAATCTTCAGCTACGTTAGATATTGCAGACACAAGTGCTGATGCAGATTCATGGAGATTATTAAGATCTGCTGAAGATCCTGAAAACGATGAAAATGCGGCTTTCAGATCTGTAGTAGTAGTTGCTAATCTAATTGAACTACAATCGTAATAGGAGAATAGGAGATAAATTATGGCTATATCACGATCACAACTAGTTAAAGAACTAGAGCCAGGATTGAATGCACTATTCGGCCTGGAATACAAAAGGTATGAAAATCAGCATGCTGAAATTTATGCCACAGAATCATCTGACAGAGCTTTTGAAGAAGAAGTAATGTTAAGTGGTTTTGCAAACGCACAAGTAAAAGGTGAAGGTTCTGGAGTTTCATTTGATGAAGCACAGGAAACTTTCACAGCTCGTTACACTCACGAGACTGTAGCTTTAGCGTTCGCGATTACTGAAGAAGCAATCGAGGACAACTTGTATGATAGACTTGCGTCTAGATATACAAAAGCTTTAGCTAGATCTATGAGTAATGCTAAACAAGTAAAAGCAGTTGAACCACTAATTCAAGGTCTTCCTACTACGGACGGTTTTGATTCAGGTGACGGTGTATCTTTATTTAATACACAACACCCAACAGTGGCTGGTGTTTTTGCTAATACTTTAGCAACTCAAGCTGACCTTAACGAAACTTCATTAGAACAATCTTTAATAGATATTGGTCAAATGAGTGACGAAAGAGGTTTAAGAATTGCTGCTAGAGGAGTAAAAATGATTATTCCTTCTGAGCTACAATTCACAGCTGAAAGATTGATGAAGTCTCAAGGTAGAACTGGAACAGCTGATAACGATATAAACTCAATCGTATCTATGGGAATGATTCCTCAAGGATACAGAGTCAACAACTATTTAACTGACTCAGATGCGTTCTATATCATTACAGACGTGCCTAACGGTATGAAAATGTTTAACAGAGCACCATTGACTACAGCTATGGAAGGCGACTTCGATACTGGCAATGTAAGATACAAAGCTAGAGAAAGATACTCTTTTGGAGTTTCTGACCCTAGAGGTATCTTTGGCGTTGAAGGTGTATAATTAATACTTTTTTTGTGGCGGGACATTGTTCCGCCACAATTGACAAATAGAAAGAAAAACCATGAAAAAATTCACAGTTACAATATGGGCATACGATCATTACGCAAAATTTAATGTTTTGTCGGAAGATAATGCTGTTTCTCTTGAAGAATCAATCCTTGACAAATTGGGAGAAAAGAGTATAAACTGGGAATATCTCGGAAACAACTATAATAACGAGATAAATCGAATAACTTATGAGGAGGTTATTGATGATACAAGACCTATACAAACAAAAAAGGTCCTTGGAGTTGAAGTGGCAACAGGAGCATCTGTCTAATGATAGATACACTCTTGAGATGGTCAGAATTGATGACAAAGTTAAACAAGTCATTACTGAGATCAAGCTTGAAGAAGCTCAAATTGCTCACAGGCAGAATAGCGTTGAAGGCGCTGCTCCACAAGTTTCTGTAGCTACTTAAGTCACAAAGCTACATCGCTGAAATCGCACTTTCTTATAAGGCTCTCTTGCACTCTACTAAAAACTAAGTTATAAATAACTCACTATACATAATAATAATTGTTAAATGTAGACGCGTATAGTCGACAACCCTAGGGACTACATTTAAAATATCTAGGAGGATATTAATATGGCAAATACTACATTTACAGGACCAGTTCGATCAGAGAACGGTTTTGAAGTAATTGATAAAAGTACAGTAACAGGTGCAGTCACATCTACAATGAGCGTAAAAGAGTTCACTGCAACTATTACAGTTGCAAATGGTCAAACTACTGGAAAAGAAACATCTATCCAAATACCGACAAACTTTATTCCATTAGGAATAGGTGTCGTAGTAACTGTTGCATCTGCAAACGCTGTTAACTTAGTTGACATCGGAACAGACGCTGACACAGACGGTTATGTTGACGGAGCTTCTTTAGCTACTAACACAACTGGTTGGAAAGGTTTCTTAGGCTGTAATGGTGCACTTGGTATGTCTGGTTTCGCACCAGGTGTAGCAGGTTTAACTGGAGACGAAGTTGAACTTGTTTTATCTGGAGACCCAGGACATGGAGCAGGCGGAGCGCCAGCTGTTACAACAATTGTGTTGAAGATTTTTGGAATTGATTCTACTTCTGACACAGCATAATAAATAATTAACTCGAGGTGCCTGGTAATGCAGGCACCTTTTAAAAGGAGGAAAACATGGCAGCAGACACAGTATTAAATACAACTGTATTCGACGGAGCAAAAAAAGTAATCACTCACTACAATGTGGTTTCGGGTGACGGAGAGGGAGGCACAACTGCAATAGTTGATGTTTCAGGATTATCAACAAACAATGGTAAAACTTGCAAAACAGTAAGATTAAATAAAGTTAGTTTTAATGTTTCTGTAACAGCACCTGCTGATGCAATTAGAATGGTTTGGGGTGGATCAAATGTTGTTTTTCAAACATTAAGTGGAGAAATGGAATATGATTATTCTTCATTTGGTGGATTAAAAAATAATAAAGCTAGTAGTTATACAGGTGATGTAAATCTTACTTTACCAGCTTGCTCTGCAGGAGATACAGGCACAGTTGTTTGTGAGTGGATTAAAGTTTACGAAGTATAGGAGGCTAAATGGCTAATACTACCTCGAACACTACAACGTTCGACAAAACTTTTTCTATTGATGAAATAATAGAAGAATCATTTGAACGTATAGGATTACAAGCTGTTTCAGGAAATCAGTTAAGATCAGCAAGAAGATCTCTTAATATTCTATTTCAAGAATGGGGTAATAGAGGTATTCATTATTGGGAAGTTTCGGAACTTGATCTTGATTTAATTCAGGGACAAGCTGAATATAAATTCTTTAGATCATCTGCAGATGGTACAAGTGCTACTTCAAATCCTAATGGTATTTATGGAATGTCCGATGTCCTTGAAGCACAGTTAAGGAACAATAGAACTCAAACAACTCAATCAGATAGTCCAATGACAAAAGTTGATAGATCTACTTATGCAGGTTTTTCAAACAAACTTTCACAAGGAACCCCTAATCAATATTGGGTTCAAAGATTTATTGATTATGTAAGTATTAATATTTACCCTACACCTGATTCTACTAATGCATCTAAAGACATACATTTTTATTATATAAATAGAATTCAAGACGTAGGTGATTATACAAATGCTGGAGATATACCATTTAGATTTGTACCTTGCATGACTTCAGGATTAGCTTTTTATTTAGCACAAAAATATCAACCACAATTAGTTCAACAAATGAAATTATATTATGAGGATGAATTAGCTAGAGCATTGGCCGAAGATGGTTCAGCTTCAAGTACATTTATTACACCTAAAGCTTATTACCCAGGAACTTAATGTCTAAGTACGCAACAGGAAAAAATTCAAAAGCAATATCGGATAGATCAGGTATGGAATTTCCATATAGGGAAATGGTTAGAGAGTGGAATGGTTCCTTTGTACATTATACAGAGTTTGAACCAAAACAACCACAACTTGAACCTAAGCCAATGGGAGGTGATGGTGTTGCATTATTAAATGTTAGACCTGATAGAACAGAACCAATCACAACTGTAATGATATCACAAGATGGTTTTGAAACATATGCTGCAGGATCAGGAATTATAAATGTATTTTCACCTGGTCATGGTTTAACAAATGGTACAACTTATTTATTTAGAGGACCTCCAACAGTTTCACCTGGAACAGGAACATCAACTAACCCTGTTTTTGCTTATGCAACTATTCCTAACTTTGATGGAATTACAGGAGCACAAATAGGACAAGGTTCAGGCTATGCTATTACAACAGGAAAATATGTAAGTGATACAGGAGAAGGAAGTCCTGGAAGAAATACATCTGATTATATGACTACTAATTTCTTCTTCTTTACAGTTAACTCAGATACTGCTACAACTGGGAGTATAAAAGGAGGAGGTTACGGTTGTTCCGTTGGACCTATAACTATTGAAGGATGATAAAAAAATTTTTAAATTGGTTAAAAAAAGCTATTACACCACACAGACAAAAAGATGAGCATCTTGAGTTTTATGAAGATCAACCAGAGTCAGATGTTGCCATGTATGTAGAAGAAACTGCAAAACAAAAAAAGATACGTTTAAAACATAAAGGTGATATTGAATAATGGCTGGATTTACATACGCAACATTAACTACAGCGATTCAAAATTACACTGAAACAGACACTAATGTTTTAACAGCTACTATTACAGATCAGTTTATTGAAAATTCTGAACTTAGAATTTTAAGGGATGTACCATTAGATGCATACAAAAAACAATCAATTGGTAATTTAGTTACAGGACAAAATACAATTAACGTTCCTGCTAAAACTTTATTTGTAAAAGGTGTACAAGTATATACTTCAACATCTGCTTCTACAGGAGCAAATACTTGGTTAGAGAAAAAAGACGAAACTTATTTACAAGAATTTCAACCATCTACAGAATCAACAGCTAGAGCAAAACCAAAATACTATGCTATGTTTGGTGGAGCAACAGGTGTATCAGACACTACTTCAGGAAGACTATTTTTAGCTCCTGCACCAGATAGCACTTATGTATTTAAAATACATTATGAAGCTATTCCAACTGGATTATCTGGTTCAAATACTACAACTTATGTAAGTCAATACTTTGGAAACGGATTATTATATGCTTGTTTAGTAGAAGCATTTTCTTATCTAAAAGGTCCACAAGACATGTTGACATTATATGAAAATAAATATAAACAAGAGGTACAGAAGTTCGCTGCAGAGCAACTTGGTAGACGTAAAAGAGACGATTATACAGACGGTACAGTTCGTATTAAAGTTCCTTCTCCGTCACCTTAATAGGAGATAAATTATGGCAATAACATCAGCAATATGTTCAAGTTTTAAACAAGAACTTTTACAAGGTAAGCACAGTTTAGATACATCGGGAAATGGTGGAGATACTTTTAAAATAGCTTTATATGATTCTGATGCTAGTTTAGGAGCTTCTACA